GCACCTGAGCCCCACACAGACCACAGAAGAACTAGTAGAACGCATGTTGGCACTCACGCCCAACAACATGTGGCAACAGAACAATGGCAACGACGTGCATCTTGTGATCACCGGTGGTGAGCCTTTGTTAGGATGGCAACGTGCCTACAGCGAACTATTGAGTCACGATCGCATGCGTGACTTGAAGAATATCACCTTTGAGACCAATGGCACTCAAGAACTACATGCGGATTTCCGTCACTTCCTGCTGGACTGGACATTGAATCCACGCTTGGGCAAACGAGGTTCCACGGCACTGACATTCAGTGTCAGTGCCAAGCTCAGTGCTAGTGGCGAATCCTGGGAAGATGCTATCTGTCCGGACATTGTGATGAGCTATGCTGACATTGGGCACACTTATTTGAAGTTTGTGGTTGAAACCGATGATCACATCGACGAAGCCATACGTGCCACAGATGCGTACCGCCGTGCAGGATTCACGGGTCCGGTGTACTTGATGCCACAGGGCGGCGTGGTAGAACCCTATGACAAAAATAAAAAACGCATAGCAGACATCTGCTGTGCGCAGGGCTGGAACTACAGTCCTAGATTACATGTAGACTTATGGGGTAATGGATGGGGCAAATGATCAACATTGGTTTCATAGGACTGGGCAAACTGGGCATGGATGCAGCAGAAGTTTTTGCTGAACGCTACACAGTTCGAGGTTACGACATTGTGCCAAGAACATCTGACACAGTGCAGATCTGTGACATACAACAAGTCATACAGGCCAGTGACTGGATATTTGTGGCTGTGCCCACACCACACTTGCAAGGCTATGATGGCAGTGTACCCAGCAACCACCTGCCTCCCAGAGATTTCATACATGAAGCAGTGGCGGACAGCCTGATAAAAATCAATCATTACGCTACCACTGCCAAAAAAGTTGTGTTGATCAGCACAGTGTTGCCTGGTACCACCCGACGCAGTTTTGCTGGCTTGCTGAACAAACAACATGAATTCCTGTACAATCCATATCTTATAGCCATGGGCAGTGTAAAATGGGACATGGTCAATCCCGAAATGATCATGATTGGAACCGAACACGGTGACCGCACAGACCTGGCACAAGAGCTGGTAGATATATATCGGCCCATGGTGCAAAACAACCCCAGATACGAGATCGGCACCTGGGAAGAGTGCGAAGCAATTAAAATATTTTACAACACATTCATCAGTGCCAAGGTTGGCTTGGCCAACATGATACAGGACTTTGCCCAGCGCATAGGCAACATCAATGTGGATGTTGTGACCAACGCCCTGGCACAGAGCACCCAGCGTATCATGGGACCCAAGTACATGACCGCAGGCATGGGCGATGCCGGAGCTTGCCATCCCCGAGACAACATAGCCCTGCGTTGGCTGGCTGCAGAATATGACCTAGGCTATGACATGTTTGACACCATCATGCATGCCAGAGAAATTCAGGCTCGTAATCTAGCTGATTTCCTGGTGGTACAGGCTGTCGAGCACAATCTTCCTATCGTCATACACGGCAAGGCCTATAAACCAGATGTGCCTTACTGCATTGGCAGTTACAGCACATTGATCGGGCACTACATCGCGCAAGCAGGTCATCAGGTTCGATATGTTGACCCCTTGGCCGACGACCCTGCGGATGTGGTCGTTGACTTTGATAAACCCGCTGTGGTATTGATGGCACACAATCGTTCAGTGACCTATGACTATGTGGCCGGAGATCATGCCGACCGTTTTTATTACAACGTCCAACCCGGCAGTGTCATAGTTGATCCCTGGCGCAGATTGCCGGTCGACATGCTGGGCATGACTGTGCTACACTATGGAAATACCAGAAGATCATGAGTCCCATACCCGGCATGGATGATGGCATTTTTTACATACATGCTGAATGGCAGTTGTGCAGGATCATGTGGCCACGTCGCTGTGAAATCTCTGGCCGTAGATTATGGCCGGGCACCCTGGTGTATAGAGGTCGTGCGGCGAACTATATAACATCAGTGGTCGAATATCGGTGGCATGCCCGCCAGGAACATTTAATGTGGCAACTAAAGGAGTAACAATGAAATTTTTTGACCAAATAAAGAAACGGTTTACAAAGAAACCCGCCAAAGAAGCGGCCTCGCCTCGTGCGCCTCGGATTGAGAAATCTGCCAAAGACTTGGCCACCGAACGTGGTGAACCCTATGTGGCCATGCTCAGCATGGAAGTGGATCCAGAAAATCTGCATCAAGGCAGTTTTGAACTGGACTGGAATGAAAAATTTGTGGCCAATCTTGTCAGGGCCGGATACCAGATGCGACCCGATGATACCGACAACGACATTGTGGATCGTTGGTTCCAGGCAGTATGCCGCAACGTTGTGCTGGAAACCTGGGAGCAGGAACAGGCCATGAATCCCAACCGTGTGGTCAAGACACGTGACATTGGAGATGGTCGTAGCGAAGTATCATGATCCTGTATGTCAACGGCGACAGTCATACAGCGGCAGCCGAGGCTGTCAATCCGCATGCCTTTGCTGAAGACGATGCAGACTTGGCTTATCTGGGTAGGACGCCACATCCGGCTAACTTGGCCGTCAGCTGGGGACGCAGACTCAGTGAAACACTCAAGGCCGGATTCCATTGTGCGGCCGAAAGTGCCAGCTCCAATGCACGCATCCTGCGCACCACACGTGACTGGTTGCGTCAACAAGTGACCTACAACGATCTGCTTTTGATCATACAATGGAGCACCTGGGAGCGTGAAGAATGGTTGCATGACGGCGTGTATTATCAAGTAGGCGCCAGTGGCATCGACCATGTTCCGCAACCACTACAAGAAAAATATCGCGATTTTATCATCAGCACGGATTGGAAAAGTAAAACCGAACAAGCACACAAAGAGATTTGGACCTTCCACCAAGAACTAGCCGATCAAGGTATCAAGCATATTTTCTTCAATGGCAACAATGATTTTTCACAAATAACTGATCAACAGGATTGGAGCATCAGTTACATTGGACCCTATGATCCCAAATCAACCTATGATGCCATAATACGTGCTCGGGGTATCGACACAGTTACACCCAATAGTTGGCATTTTGGCTCCGATGGGCATGCGGTTTTTCATAGATTTTTATTGAATCATATCATGAGCAATCGGCTTATCTGATTGACTTCTGTCCAGCATCATGTTATAATTGCTGTATGAAATATGTTCTCGTAGATACTGCCAATCTTTTCTTCCGTGCTCGACACGGAGCTTTCCGTGCCAGTGATACCTGGGAAAAAGTGGGTTTTGCCCTGCACGTCACGCTGATGGCTGCCAACAAAATGGCCCGGCGTTTTGAAGCCGATCACATGGTGTTTGCCCTGGAGGGCCGTAGCTGGCGCAAAGACCTGTATAAACCCTACAAAAACAATCGTGCTGTGGCCCGTCAGGCACTGACCGAAGCGGAACTAGAAGAAGACAAAATGTTCTGGGAAACTTATGATAGTCTGACTAAATACTTGAGTGAGAGAACCAACTGTAGCGTGATCCGTTGTGCTACAGCCGAAGGCGACGATGTCATAGCTCGCTGGATCGCACTACACCCCCAAGATGAACATGTTGTAATCAGTAGTGATACGGACTTTGTTCAGCTGGTAGCCGCCAATGTCAAGCAATACAACGGAATCACCGACGAATTAATCACCCTGGAAGGAATATTCGATGCCAAAGGAAAAGCTGTCATCGATAAGAAGTCTAAAGAGCCTAAGCAGATACCTAATCCTGAATGGCTCTTGTTTGAAAAGTGCATGCGTGGAGACTCGTCGGACAATGTGTTCTCGGCTTACCCAGGAGTCAGAACGAAGGGCACTAAAAACAAGGTTGGCCTACAGGAAGCATTCGAGGACCGTGCCAAACAAGGCTATGCCTGGAACAACTTGATGTTGCAACGCTGGATGGATCCCGATGGTAAGGAACACCGTGTGCTGGATGACTATGAACGCAACCGTACCTTGATTGATTTGACAGCGCAACCTGCCGACGTCAAGGCTACTGTAGATGCGGCCATACGTGAACAGATTTCACACAAGGACGTGGGCCAGGTGGGAGTAAGATTCATGCAGTTCTGCGGCAAATATGAACTGAACAAATGTTCTGAGTCGGCTGAAAGCTTTGGTCGATGGATGAATGAAACATACAAAGGAGTGCTCGATGACATTAGTAGCTAAACCCGTGATAGACAATGAATTTTGGATCTTGCAAGAAAACGATCGCAAGGTAGGCAATGTGCAGGCCTGTGCCGGCGGATACCAGGTACGCATACGCAACGAAACGTCACAGTTTCCCACCATCCGTATGGCCGCACAAAAAGTCAATATCAAGTTTGAATCAAGGCCACATGTCACTGCCGTGGTCCTTGACAACCTGGTGCATGGATATCCCATCCAGGGACGTGTGTACAATGCCATGTGGTCGGTCACACAACAGTTGCCGGTGTACACTCGCACTGCCAAGAGCAAATCATGGTTCGCGGCCGGCTGGTATCGTGTCAGGCGAGGTCGCAACTGGCAGACCATGCTGGCGCCCAAGCTCATAGTGTTGCAACGCTATGCACATGCAGGACCATTCCATTCAGAAAGTGATGCCAATGACCATACACCTACAGAAATTCGTTGACCGTGTGAGGGGTCAAGAAGCCCGCGGTGCCCGCGATCTTGTGATGACTATCAACGAAGCACGTGATCTACATGCCGACATCACTCGCTTGTTGCTGGCCCTGCAGAGTCTGCAAGAACAACAAACCAAAACCGCTAACACAGACGTCCTAAAAGTGGAAATACAGGGCGGTTCATTCTAAAATATACCTATATTTTGGCATAAATAAATGTAGGAGTATTATGCCATGAGCCGACCAAAGCCTCGTGTGTTGATTGAACACACCAACAAAGTGACCTACAAGACCGAACAGGTCTTGGCATCGGAAGGAGTGTGGGCGGTGTTCTATGAAAATCAGCCCATCAATCTCAAGACCTCAAATCTCTTGGTGCAGTATCCGGGACCCAAATACAAAAAGGTCTCATTTAGTAATCCAGGACATGCCAGGAACTTGGCACGCAAGCTGAACACGCAATTCAAGACCGATCGGTTCACCGTGGTCTTGTTGACCGCGGGCGATCGGATTTATCCTTGAAGTGCGTGACAAACTCACACTGACACAACAGCTGGTTGAAAATTTGAGCACTGACTCGGCCGTAACAGTGGCCAAGGCCATGAGCACATGGTGGTTCAATCGCAGGAAGACCGGTGGCATGCGCCTGACCGGACCAGGCTACGCGGCATTGGTGCAACAGTTGGATATCGTGACCTATGAGTTTGACATACCCAATCCGCATGATCTCACTCAGCGACGACTGCTGGATCTGGATCGAAAACTACAGATGCCTTACTACATACACACTGTCAAAGGCATACCAAAAAAGATCATCATGTTTGGCGCACACGAAGCAGTCTGGGTCAACCTGTACGGCAACCTTGAACAATTTCTTGACAACTATAGGCCCTGATGCTATACTGTAAATCGGGTCCTTTAGCTTAATGGTAAAGCAATCGACTCATAATCGATGGAGTCTAAGTTCAATTCTTAGAAGGCCCACCAACTAAATATCTACACCATGGAACAGACCAAACGACCCCTAGAACTGTACTACTACTCGGAAGACGAATGGAACCGATTGGGGTGCGGTCCACTACCGCCCGAACGCGATCGTGCCCAGCAACTACAAAATGTCATGGCACGAGGCAATCCTGGTATCGACGGTAAAAACATAAAAGGATACAACTAGCATGGGCATGGTAGCTGTAATTTTCCTAGTTGGTATGTTGTTGTATGCCATGATCGTGTTGAAAGAATGGACAGACCATGAATAAGATTTCGCTGTTAGATCAAACAGCGTGGTAGGACGGTTCTATGAATAAAACACAAGTTTTCACACTAGGCACAGGACTTGCAATCATGTGGCTCCTTTATCGATTCAGTTTAGAAGTATGGTGCTGGGCTTATGGCTTACTGTATTAGGTTGACCGATAAATAGGTGTGTAGTATAATATTAAAGAATTGTAGTTTAATGCCTTGACAGAAAGGTGTTGCGGACTCGGGGGCAGTGCCCGACGGGTCCACCAAAAACATACTAACCTTTGGGTGTAGTCCGTAAGGATCAAGAGATAATTTCAAAGACCCCATATAACCAAGTTAGTGTGTTTTTGATGGGCCCGACACAGTTTCGACGTGGCAACAAGTATCGACAGGATCTACACAGTAGGCGATGACTGTAAATCAAGCAAAAATAATAACCGCAAACGATAGCGTTTATTCTTTGGCCGCCTAAACGGCCTTGGGTAACTATACCTCGAAACAGAAAATAGTTCAAGAAAGCCTGAGAAATCAGGCTTTTTTGTGACCACTTAAGTGGAAACCACTAAATAAAGAACTGGGCGGTCGCCCGGCATTCTCATAAAGGAAAATCTCAAGCATGAAAAAATTATTATTAGCATTGGCCTTGTCCGCTGGCTTTGTTGCCTCGGCCGCAGCTGAACTCACTGGCAATTTAGGTTTGACCAGCGATTACCGTTTCCGCGGTGTTAGCCAAACCCAAAATGCTCCCGCAGTCCAGGGCGGCATCGACTATGCACACAAGAGTGGCCTGTACATTGGTAACTGGACCAGCAGTGTTTCTAGCCAAGTCTAC